AGGCCATCGCAATCGACGGGCTTACCCCGTGGTTTGGTCTCATTTCGTGTATGCTTCGCGGGCCATATCTAGGCAAAGTCATAACAGGTATCCGCAACGTTAGGAAAACGACGTACCGTGATCCTCCTAATCTTGCGTGTATCTCGTGTGTTTCGTGTGTTTCGTGTATCCCGTTCGTTTATTACAATCATGCAAGTTCTATCGTCCGCTCCCGGATTTCGTTAAGTCTTTTGAATAGGGCTGTGTATTTTTTACTTAGGCACTTTTCTAAAAGTTAGGCAAGTGATCACTAGTACGAGAGTGGTAAGTCATCCGAACGGCCTCAAGGCATCCCAGCGCAGGTACTCGGCCTCTGATTCGAAGTGGAGCTCTCCCTCTTCTTTTTTTTCCTTCTTGAGACGGATGGTCTCGAGCCTCTTCTTTGTGGCTTCCACCTTAACGAGTTCCTTTTGAATCTCCACAAGGGTCATGTTATCCTCGATCTGTTCCTTAAGGTCAGCGAGGGTGATATCGTCCTCGTCCTCCTCGTCCTCCTCGTCATCTTCACATGCTTGGCAATGAGCGTCAAACATGTGACAGGTGTGTTCTCCTTTTTTGACCATCTCTTGGATGTCGGGGTCATGCATGATGTCATCATCATCCTCGTCGGAAACCGGGTCGCGAAAGTCAGGCATGCTGCCAAACTCAGCCTTCTTGGTTTCGGGGGGAGGGATGACCTCAAAGTTGAGTTTAGCGTTGGGGAGCAGGGTCGTGAGACGATCCAAAGTTTTCATGGCGGAGCGGGATCCGATGAGCTTGCCGCCGAGAGCTTGAATTTCAAAGTTCATTGTTGTTTGTTGTTTGTTGTTTGTTGGTTGAAAAATACAAGGTTTTGAGCTGACTTAGGTTTTATTTACACTTGAAATTCTTCTTCAAGATCCGAATAATGATACGGTGGACCAGGTTCCTTTTTAGATACAAGATGGGTTATATGACTTGTGTGCACACCCCAAAGAATACCAGAGACCACTGCCACTATTTCATAGCTACTTAATCCCGCGTCATCTTCAGTGTTACCCGCTATACACATGAAACTTCCCAGTATTACTATATTTTCAACTCCTAATACTGGAATAAAGGATGCTACCTCAACGGAATAATCGTTTAAAGCTAGAATTAACCAAAGTAGATTTGACAAAAAAGTGTACAGATTTGTAAAGAATACGAATACTTGGCAACCACCTATGAGATGTGCGGATATAGATATTAGTGATACCGTAGAAAGGCAAAGTTTTGACCATCTATAAATGTACTCGGGTTCAGACATATCTTTCTAAAGAGTCTAAGTTTTAAGTAATTAACGAATCCAATATCCATTCGCAGGTGATGATGTGGGTACGTTGGTGGCACTATTTGTTCTAGAGAGCGCTGGTCTGATTTTATCGGGGATGAAAGCGTAGAGTTTCTTTAATTCGTTGCAAAGGGTTAGGTAGACGTTCTCGGGTATTTTATCAGATATACTGTCTATGATTTGCATTACATTTTGAAGTACATTCATTACTATAGTACATGGCTATTTTTCTAAGGGTTTAAGGTGTTGGTAGGTCAGCGTGACGGTTGAGCCTCTGTGCCTCGTCGAGTATGTCTTTGACGACGTAGGGGCAGTTACGCTTATCGTGACCCACCTGGCGGCAGCGACCACAGCGACGCGGACCCGAAGATCGCCGGTGGGCTCCGTTACGGATACCATACATTCGGTCAATCGCTTCTTGGTAATCTTGAACATCCACGTATCCGTGTTCATTTGGGGGAATCTGTGGAGCTTCCTCAACGGTGTACATGCGTGTTTGGTGGCGACCACGTCCGATACGAGAAAATGATCCAGTCTTATTGTGAAGGTTTTGGAGATGATCACAGAACTGGAGGTAGAGGCCTTCGGGGATTTTATCCGAGGCCTCGTCCAGCTGTGTCATCATCGTGTGTAAAATTTCTTGTTGAGACATTTTTTTTATAAAAATTTGTAAGAAAAAAATTGACTTAGGGTTACTTAAAACGGTTGAACCTGCCCCATCGTAAAATTTTTACGTGTTAAGGGACTCTTAGCCCTTAAACCCCCATGCACGAGAAGACGAATAATACCATCAATGTCGTATACGTGTTGCACCTTACCATTGTTCAGGTCTACGTCAAGATACACTCGTTTATGTTTCTTTATATGCTTCGCGGCCTCTGCATTTGTGAAATTCTGTTTATAGTATCCCTTCACCTTAGTTTTATCAACTACCTTCCACCTTCTCGCTTTCTTATCCCAATACCGTTTACCGTCTTCGGCGAGTTTTTTCGTCTTAAAACTCATTTTCATCATCTTTCTATTAATCTTTTCAAATAGTTTCTGGTTTCGTGTGGGACTGTTGGCTACCACAGGACTCCCCATTCGGGATAGATTATTATTGTTATTAATCACCATGGAATTCCCAAACCTATTAAAGTTATGCTGTATCTGACGTGTATTAGATGGGGGAGTCGAAACGCGTGCTCGTACTCGTCTAGTAAAAGATGAGTTGGAGTTGGAGTTGGAGTTGGAGTTGGAGTTAGAACTGGGGGATCGGGTCCTGGTACGACGCGACTGGGTAGATCCAGTGGGACTCATTTAATATCTACTTATATTTTTTTCTCATCTGATCCGTGAAGGTGGTCCATTCATCATTTTTCTTATCGGCGAAATAGAAAGCTTTTAAAGTCGCGTTATCGAGGGATGCCTGCTTTTTCATCTGTGCATCAGTCGTATTTTTACGGGTTTTGCGGAAATATTCACCAGATTTTTGTTCCGCTTTAATCATAACTTTTAAGACAGATTTCCACTCTTTTTGAAGTTTGGTATATTTCTTAAGGTCACGCGCGTTCATTTTAGACTCGATAGATTTAGGGAGAAGTTTGAGGTTAGCCATTTACTGTATTACAAGATTTTTATTACCTACTCCAAGAGCTGCCTCTGAAGCTGCGCGAGGGTGATGTTATCTTCAAAATCATCCATAAGTTTTTCACGACCTTTCAAGAGATCATCCCTCACTTGGAGCCGATCTTCCAACTTTCTCTTCTTCTCCTTGAAATTCTCCACATATTTGTTGTAATCTCGGACGGATTTGTTAACTTGCTCCTTCAAGCTGTTCAACTCCACGGCTTGTCTGTTCAACCTGTCTTTCACCCTCCTCACCTCCAATTCCCTCCTTTCAAGGTCCGCACGCCGAGGTGGTCGTGCCACGTGTAGCTTTTTTAATTGGTTGCACATCTCCAAATAGAAACCTTCTGGAACTTGTTGAGCGTTGTCGTCCAGGATTTCCATGATCTTGCGGCTGATATCCAGTTGCATGTTCAATTGACGACGTTGTACGTGCTGTTTACTTTTTTAGATGAAATTTACAAATATTCTTACAAACTTAGGTGCTATTTATTCTTTAACGGCGTTGTTCGACCCGTGCCACAAACCCGATGTCCACCATTCGTCCACTCTCACCCACCCAAAACTCATTTACTGCGGACTCCCAGTAATCGCGGTGATAGACAGGAGCATCAATTTGCCTCAACTTTTCTTCCGCCCCCACGCAAAGCGCCTCCCACTTGGTCATATTTGCCTTCGACTCAACCACCTTTAACTTAGCGTTGTTGAAGTACTCGGTCATTTTCCTTTGACATTCTTCCTTGTAGTCATCGTAAATCTTCTTCTCAAAGGCGGGAAGCTTTTGGAGTGTTTTGAGTGAAAGTTCATCGTAGTAGACGAATCCACGTTGAGCACGGATAATCTCCTCATCGGTTCCAATTTCCAACACAATTGTCCGAAGACCGTTTTCCATCAGGTTTTTCCAGGTCCAGCCGCTTGTCGGTCCATTCACGGCGGCGGTGCTTAGGTAACCAACGAGTTCCCCAGCCTCACCACCGGGGGCCCATCTGACGTTATTTTCACACCACAACTTGATAGCCTGAGTCTTTCGAAACGCAGTCATACGCTTGATGGGGGTCCAAGTACGCCTCACTTCCTTCTCCCACCTCTCAAGAACCTTGTACTCCTCGTGCATCTTCTCCACATAATCCAGAAGCTGGTCTCTGAGACGTGCAATCTCAGCCAGATTGTGCGGCCTCGGCGCGAACGGGGGCGGCGGAACGATCGTGTCGGGATGCTCATAGTCGCTGCCATCCTCGCTACCAAGTTCCGAATCATCATCACTGTAGTAGAAGGTGTCTTCGTGAAACGGTTTATCACCGTTGAGTTTGTCATGGATGCGCTTAAGATTATCAGCCATATCCAAGTACATGCCATCTCCGATCTTGTCGGAGATGAAATCGAGGGCGGCCATTACACGTTGAAGTTCTTCCATCTTTATGTTGAAAATTTATGAAATGTCATATCGACTTAGGTTTTTTTCTTTCGTGATTTCAAGATGAAGCTCTTCGTCGTGATCCTAATCCTGACGCTTCTATTATTTTTGGTTTTTGAATATAAAAATAAAAAAATATATTACTCTACTAATTTTTTTGAAAAATTTGTTCATGAAAAAATTAAAAAAGATTGTTTAGAATTCAATTCTCAACTCGTTGATGAAGATATCCCTGATAATGTTAAAAGAAAACGTTTCTATATAGATCCAACACATGATATACACAAATTACTAAATTCTGATGAAGTTAAGAATAAACTAGGATTCGGTGGGTACGAATTAAGTGTAGACGTTCCGGTTGAATACCGCGTGTATGGTATGGGTGGACACATGAACTGGCACTCGGATACACAATTATATGATCCAGAACAATACGAATTGATATATACGATAGATAATACGTCTGATATGACGTTTAATTGGAAACAACCGATAACAGGTAAAATACAGTCATTAGAACCTAAGCCTAATAGTATTTTATATGTCAGAGCGAACGGAGCACCACACATGGTCTCCGAAATAACCGATGGATTTCGGTATATACTTAAATTCGTGTACGTTAAACCTGGATCTATTTATTCACCACTATGATAATTTATTACCGCTTGCTCCGCAATTTCTTTAGATCTATCTGTCACATTAGTATCGTCCATCTTATAATAAATAATGGCTATTTCTGTTGGTTTAAAATCACCACCCATTTTCTTAAGGACTGCCTGGCGATACTTCACAGCATCTTCATTAAGGGTACCGTCAAGATTATATAATACAATCTTACCTTTATCTTCAAACCATTGAGCCCATTCGTTAAATTTGGAATCGTAACCTCCCTCCCAATTCCATCCACCACCTTCAGACCATGTTCCACTTTGTGATCTTTTGTATAAAATATAAAATTCTTTACCGTCATATTCCGTTTCCCTAGATATTTGACCATCGTAGAATGTATGTGGTTTCCAATCACATACATCGGAACTCATTTTTCCGCTAATACTTTGTTTAAAAAACGGATTTTCGCTCTTCTCAAATTCTGACCAGTTTGAACCGGATCTGGGTAGGCTACCACCTTGTGTTCTAGCTAAACTTGTCTGAGTATTCAACTTTGCCATTCCTAATTGATCCGCGTTAAAAGGTGTAGACAAACATTTCCGTTCAGTAAGAGGACTACATAAATTTTGATATCTACCCTCCTTAGCGACGCATGCACCTTGTTCCATTATGGGTTCACATTTTACGTTTGGTGTCGAAAGAGTCAGTGTATTTGGGTCACAATACGGTTGATTTTCGGTTCGAACATTGTATCCATCAGGGCATTTAGGATTACCACGTTGGCCGGGCAAAACTAAACTTTGTGTTTCGTGAGTTATCATTCTATCTGGGTCATCCAGTAAGACGGAAGCTCGCCAAGAATTCCACTGCGACGAATCGCCAATCCTCATTTTGTCCCTGACAATATTAGTATCATCCGCCTCACCGCCATTCGCCCAACCTAAATTATATTGACCACGGAACTGAATGGGACACCCTAACTGAATCTGTGTCGATGGGTCAACGTCATCGCCCGTTCTAAATACACCCGGAAACGCAGTTTTTTCATTTTTACCGTTTTGTTCACAAGCTCCACCAATATCCGGATATACCCACGACGCATTTGTAAATCTCGCAGAATCAGCTGGAAGTGCGTAAGAATTTTGAACGGAAGTTGGTAACTGGCTTCTACCTTTATCAGTTTGTTGATACTGCCGGCTCGCGCCCTCAACACCACCTTTGCGCGACTCGGCCCTAACACTCCCAGAATTTCTATCTTGATACCCACGGTCGCTGGGTGGGTATGTGTCTATGTTCCGTTTTACTTCACTCCTTAACGGAGAATCATCGCATGTTCGAGGAAATTTAGGGTGTGCATAATCACCTTGCCCCTTAATATCTGTGGTATTTGCATCTATTTTTTTAGCTATGTGCTCTTTTATCAAAGGATCTTTTAAATATCCGTCTTCGTATTTAGCAAATATAGTTTCACCACTAAACGTTCCAATATCAAATCTTCTCTCACCATACTTTTGTAGTTTGCACCAGTACTTATTTTTAAATTTATTAGCGACACCGTTAATTGTATCCGGGCCGGCCGTAAGTGACATAAATGGTTCACCCTTATCTGTATCACTGGCTCTGCTATAATGACCTAGCTCTGTATCAAAAATAGGATCAATTGAAAATGCGGAACAATTGTCATATCTTTCACAGAGGTCTGCACATTCTTGAAAAGTTGCAGAAAATTGGGACCCAAAATCGCTCCCATCCTTACCCAGACACGACTCTCCGTATGTTCTCATGGGTCTTGAATAGAAATATCTTGCATATCGAGAATCGCGTCGCATCCCCCCAGGTCCTTCAAATGGTGTGCCGGCGCCGAAGGGTGTGACGATTTCTATCGTACCTGGAAGTCCCTTACGAGAATTTTCCCAAAAAGTATCGTTCGTATAATGAAACTGCTCGTCCCCGTGATTTAACGTACTTCCACAACTAATTTTCATTTGCACCTTTTCTCTCCTCCATTTACCTGTATCTGGATCTATAGGTTTATGACCATTTTCAGACCAGTAGCCACCCGGATCTTGGATAGCGTAATAATCATCAAAAATATTACCAACTTCGGAGAATTGGATTAGTTTTGATCTATCGCCAGTGGATGATGGTTCTTTGATTTCACCTGGGTTAACGGGTGCAACATCGGGTAGTTTCTGAAGACCTGGGATCGCTGCACTAGCAAATAAAGAAGCCATATTCTGTGTATGCGGAGATGACTCATTGAGAGCGTCTTCTGTCTGAGAAAGTAACGCATCTTTACCCAAATTGGATGTAGGTAAATCACCCGCGTCTATGGCATTTGCGTCGGCCTCTATCTTCGGTAAAGTATCTTCCAATACCCGGAGTCCTTCGCCCAAATCCGATTTTAAAATAGTAGTATCCTTTACCTCTTTATCCATTACTTGTCTTTGCTCCGTTCTTAGAGCAAGTTCACTTATCTGCCTTTCTTTATACTCTTGCCCCTTTACCATCAATTGAGTGTTTATATTTTTCCGTAAACCGTCGTAGGCATCCTCTGCCACTTCATCATACGTTTTATCCTCCGGTAACGTTTTATTTTCGTAAATATGATCCTCTACCAACCCTGTATACTTTTTGACAAATTTTAATTCTTCGTCAACACTCTCTCGTATTTCGTTTTCAATTTCGTCTTGTGTACCTTGTACATTGGCAGCCTTCATATCCACCTGTTTCAAAAAAGCGTCGTGAAGTATCACATCTTGCGTTCTTTTCTTTTCTATTTTATCAATACCTTTTAGAAGTTTGTGAACAAGAGATCTAGGTCTGACCGGTGCATCTTCTGAAGGACCCATCTCAATATCCTCTTCATAATATTCTGATCGTCGTTTTCGTGTCACAAATAAAAACACGACGATCAAAAGTATCGTCACCACTAAGGTGATCATTACTATTATTAAGAATTTTTTCTGTAACGATTAGTTTACATACTCCCTGATGAAAGATGGGCACTCCGTTTTATATCGCGCGAATGATGCCTTATCGTTGATATAATATTCCTTATATGCTTCAACCACATTAGGGGTCTTATACTGTTCTGGCATACATTCCGGAATACCTTCAGTTGAATAATACGCCGTATCACTGATATGTTCTTCGAAAAACGAAGGGTGGTTATCACGAAGCCAATACAAATGTTCGGCGCATGTATGAATTTTACCGTATCGCTTAGTATATTCGTCACTCAAAGCAATGCCGATATCACACGCGTACAAATAATTTTGTAAACTCGACGCGATCCACATAGTCATTGGATGCTTTTTGTGTGCGGGTTTATACCCCCTACGAGTCTTCGTTTTGGTGAATGGGGCTTTAGCTTGTACAGTATCCTCTTCGCCGGAATAGAACCACGCGGTGTACAACATCTGACAGATTTCAAGTTGAATTTTTATCACATGTTGGTCACAAGATAGTTCTGCGATCTCTTTGGGGTCTAGTGAAAGAAAGAAGATATTCATGTTTTACTTTCATACCATCTCGACACGAACTTAGGTCAATTACAAAATCCCAAGGTTTGTATTTGTTTTCTTGTAGGTCTAGAAACTGGTAAATCATCCGTTTTTTTACTATGAACCCACTGACAACCATCGTAGGCCGTCCATCTAACATCGTGTTTTTGTAAAAATTTCCTACATATCACACATGGCATAGATATACTATCACCGAATACAGTTCGTCTCGATACAACTAACTCGCCATATTTTCTATGTAACCATGATGTAAACTGGTGGGGTTTGTATCCACTCTTTAAACATTCGTTATATAAATGTTTTAAAAGTTTGCGTTCAGCACATATATGATTATTACTCTCTATTTCTGGACCTTTAGACATATAACATGTCACGGTGCAGTATTTCATTTAAATATGAACGGAACAATTCTTTAATTTTGTCTATGTAGATGGTATGATCATGGATGGTTTTTAGAGAAGTTAGGCGAATATTTATTTCTCCCTGTAAACACGAAAGGCTTATTGAACTCTTCGTTTTTAGGGGTTATGGGTTCTGGCTTTTTTGGTAAGTATTTATCTATAACGTATACTGGAGCAAATATGATACTCATTATAGCTATAATATTTCCAATGGGTGTGAACATTTATATTACCAACTATTTTTTTATACATTAAGTTCTATCGTACTCGGCTACACGCTCACTAAGTGTCATTCCATCTTCACCGGGTGTTTCGACATATTGAACGTTGCAGACGCTCACGTCGAATAAGTCACCGTGTGTCTCACATAACATACAACGCGTGGTAGGCTTTACACCGGGAAGATGGTTGTGTTCGGGTGTGCTTTTTTTGAGCGCTCGCTTCGTTTTTTTAGGGACGATGGGATTATCCGGGTCATGTCTTTCACAAAAGGTCTTTCCATCCAAACATTTCCGCCTACAAGGATTTCCACGAATATTGATCCCTGTACAAGCCTGGCGTTTCGGTCGCGGCGGTTTGGGTTCCTTTGGTGCCTTGAGTGGTCTTGAATGAACTTTACATGTAGTCATCCCTTCCGCGCAAAACTTGCGACACTGTACACCTTTAGCAGTTATAAACGGGCACTTGATCTTGATAGGTTTGATTTTCTTAGGTTTTACTCTTGATTTTAACTCTTCATTTTCTTTACGGAGCACTTCGATTTCAGCGCGAAGAAGCTCGACTTCTGTCAGTTGCGGGGTCTCCATGATTTCGGACATCTTGATTTTTAGAAAAGTTGTGGTCGACTTAGGTTTTTTTATTTCTTTGAACATAGTAGAATGGAATCGATATACGATATACCTAAAAAAGTACAATACATCGTATTGGATTCTAGATACGTCACTGGAACGAACAATACATTTTCATTAGATTTATCACTCACGTCGAACACACACGTCGAAGACTACAGTAAAGTTCTCGGTGTCAAGATGGTAGATTTTTACATAACTCAAGTGGGAGAAAATACATCCACACTTAACACAAACGTGGCTAAATACGTAGACATCGTTTGTCCAGAAGTCCCGCAAGTCGCTCAGATGCTGGATGAGCGCCACGGGAGAATATTTGCGAGAGTGCCGCTTGAACGACATTTCACGGGAAGTAGTGGAATCGTTCTACGAGACAAACAGTGGAAAAGCTTTAACCGTAAAACAAATTATTTTAACCCTATATCTATACAAAAGTTAAATTTTACCATATATGAGCAACAAGATGACGGTGATTATAGAACATTACAACCGGATGCTGCGTGGTATATGGTATTAGAAGTGACTACGGTAAATCATAAAGAAAAACCTGTAACGAAGGAAGCTCAAATATTAGATGCTATACACGCCCTCATAGGTAAGATAGAGATGTTACATCAGAGTGTTGATAAACTCCCAAATAAAGAAACGGCTGAGAGGATTATAGAAGAAACAGAGAAGAAACGTAAGAAAATGTCATTTAACTATATTCTTCTAGCTCTGGCTGTTCTTATAGGTGGATACGTATATTATGTAAATAAG